CACCTAAAAAGAAAAAATCAGATGGACCAGTCAATCCTAAGGCTATAAAACAATTTGACAGGCCTTCAATAAAAAACCCAACCATGACACAACAACTCCAACGTGGTATGGAAGATAGACTTGCCAAAGACGATATAAAGAGGTTAGGGAAAGGTGCAAAAGACCCTAAAAAAACTGCTGAAATTGCCAAAAAAATGAAAAGTGGTTATCAGGACACCGGCGGTGGTTATGATACATCCCAAGATTAAAATGAAAAGTATTCATGAAGTTTATCAAACCACAGTTTTTGAGAAAAATGAACACAAAGCATCAAAGGAATACAAGAAATTGTCTCCTAAAATGCGGGATGCTGTTGATTCTCTCTTCAAAATTATGGATGCTAAACCTTCAAATTTCCTAAATACTTTTGAGAAAACTATAAGAGAAGTATCAGTAAAGTTCGGAGTCACTGAAAGAGAACTTATGGGATACTTTGAAAAAGAAATGTTAGCGATATAGGAGTAGGATATGTCATTTAAATCATTAAGAGTTGCTGGAACAGTCACCGCTGCACAAACAGCCGATGATGCTGCACATCATGCCGTTATTGGCAAATTGTCACCGGCTGCTTCATACAGAGTAACAGAGTTTGGCGGTCAAGATGCCCTCTTTCTTATTTCAGATGATTATCCTGTAGCATCTTCTTCTAATGGATTTTATTTAAAAGCAGGAACCACAACAACAGTAATTCCTGCTGGAAACAGGGCACTACGATTTGCTTCTGGAGTTCCTATCGCACAAAATAGTGAAGATGATACAAATGCTAATGCAATAGTATTAGAAGAAGGGACTGAAGACTTGACAGGGCCCGGACTTCTTTTATATGATAGAGCCGAAACTGAATTTCGTATTTCAGTAATCAATGAAACTGCTAGTAGTGATTGTGCTGTTTACGTTGAGGAAATTGTACAGGGACATGCAGGACCATGAGTAATGTAAAATTAATTTCAGAATCTATTGTTAATGTAGAGTTTGTTACTGAAGAAAAAGAGAATGGTAAAAAGACCTATAAAATTGAAGGTGTTTTTATGCAGGGCGATATTAAGAACCGTAATGGTCGTATCTACCCTATGGAAATCCTAGAAAATGAAGTTTCAAAGTATAATAAAAAGTTTGTAAACGAGAAGCGGGCGTTTGGTGAATTAGGTCATCCAGAGGGGCCCACTGTAAATCTCGAAAGAGTTTCACACATAGTAACATCATTATATCCAGATGGAGCAAATATTATGGGTGAAGCAAGAATATTAGATACACCTATGGGAAAAATTGTTAGGAACCTGATGGATGAGGGTTGTAAATTAGGTGTGTCATCTAGAGGCATGGGAAGCTTGACCGAAAAGAACGGTGCCAAGTATGTGAATAGTGATTTTTATCTCGCAGCAGCGGCCGATATTGTTGCAGACCCTTCCGCTCCAAATGCTTTCGTTCAAGGCATTATGGAAGGAAAAGAATGGGTTTGGAACAATGGGTCATTAATTGAAGCGCATGTTGCTAAGTTAAAAGAAAAATTTGATGTTAAGGAACGTCATAGGCAATCTAATGTAGAGGCATTGGAGTTTGCTAGATTTCTAAAGAAATTATAATTTATAAATATATTTAATAAAAAGGAGACTTCCTATGTCCGAATTAGATCAGACGATTGAGGAACTAGAAGCAGAGGTTATGGCGGAACTAGAAGAAAAAGCGTCATTACCTGGCGGAGCAGGCCTCAAAGCAGAACCAATGAAAAAAGATGATGATATTAATGATCCTCTTGACAATGTTAATGATACTGGCCCGGCTCATGTTGACGCCGATGCTAAATTGCCTGATGAAGGCGATAGTAAAAAAGCGGCACCTTTGCCGGGTGGAGCGGGACTCAGCGCAGAAAAAATGAAAAAACTTATGGACCCAAATTCATCCGTAAATAGCTCAAATAAAGGAACTGGTGTTACACCTCCAGGCCAAGATAAAATGCAAAAAATTCAGAAGATGAAAGAAGAAGATATTTCAAGAGAAGATTTACTGAATCATCTTCAATCCACTATGGAATCTTCCCTTGCTGAAATGGAAGAAATGGATGATGAAGATTTGTTTGGTCTTATTGCTGATCTTGAGGAAGAGGAGTCAGTCGAATACTATGATGATGATGAGATGGATGAAGTTGTAGAAATGCATATCCAAAACATCGACATTACTGCTGATGTAGAAGCATTGATGGAAGGTGAAGACCTTTCAGAAGAGTTTAAAGAAAAAGCTGCGGTGATCTTTGAGGCTGCGGTTAAGTCTAAAACCCGTGAAGAAGTATCAAGGATTATGGAAGAAGCGCAATATGCTATTGCTGAAGAAGTTGACGAGTACAAAACAACGCTCGCCGAAAAAGTAGATCAATACCTCGACTATGTTGTTGAGGAATGGATGCAGGAAAATGAGCTGGCAATCGAAAGAGGCCTAAAAGGTGAGATTGCTGAAGACTTTATTTCTGGTTTGAAACAACTATTTGAAGATCATTACATTGATGTTCCAGATGAAAGATATGACATTCTGGAAGCACAATCTGATAGAATCTCTGAACTAGAAGGTCAGTTGAATTCAGTTATGGAAAATAATATCCAAATGAATTCAGTTAACTCAGAATTGGTTCGGGAACAAGTCATTTTAGAGGTTTCCTCTGATTTGGCTGATACAGAATTTGAGAAGTTTAAGTCACTTACGGAAGATGTTGATTTTGGCAATGAAGACAGTTTCCGTCACAAGTTGGATACCTTAAAGGAAAGCTATTTCCCTAAGACTAATTATTTGGCAGAAGAGACTTATGAAATTGATTATGAAAATCATGGTAGCGCCGCACAGGACATTGATACGAGTGATGCAATGAGGGCATATTCGTCTGCAATTGGTCGTGTCGAAACTCGTATTAACGGGCGCTAATAAATTTATTAAATCATAAATAGATGTAATAATACATAAAAGGAGAAACAAATGTTTCAAACAGAACATCTACAAGAAAAGTGGTCGCCAGTCCTAGAGCATCCCGATCTACCACAGATTGAGGATTCTTATAAGCGGGCCGTGACCACTGTTATCCTCGAAAACCAAGAATCTGCTCTTAGGGAAGATGCAGCATTCCTTTCAGAATCCGTTCCTACAGGTAATGTGTCTGGCGTATCAAATTGGGACCCAATTTTGATCTCACTAGTTCGTCGTGCAATGCCAAACCTCATCGCATATGATATTTGTGGTGTTCAACCAATGACAGGTCCAACCGGACTTATCTTTGCAATGCGGGCCCGCCATGCTTCAATGGATGGTGAAGAAGCATTGGTCGATGAGACAACCGGCGCAGCTGCAAACGGCTTCTCTGGTGACTTCTCGAACCAGAACGCTGCTGGTACAACTTCTGGACCAGGCGACATTGGTGCAAGTGAAAGCAACCCTGCTGCTCTTAACGACAGCCCCTCTGCTGGAACTTACACATTCGCAACTGGTATGACAACAGCACAATCTGAAGCATTGGGTGATAGCGGAACAAACGCTTTTGCCGAGATGTCATTCAGCATTGATAAGTCAACGGTCACAGCAGTTTCCCGTGCTTTGAAAGCAGAGTACTCAATGGAACTTGCTCAAGACCTCAAGGCAATCCACGGTTTGGATGCCGAGACAGAACTTGCTAACATTCTTTCAACAGAAATTCTCGCAGAAATCAACCGTGAGGTTGTTCGTTCTATCTACAACACTGCTGTTAAAGGCGCAGCAATTAATACAACAACTGCTGGTATCTTTGATCTTGACACCGACTCAAATGGTCGTTGGTCAGTTGAAAAGTTCAAGGGTTTGATGTTCCAAATCGAGCGTGACGCAAATGCGATTGGTCAGCAGACTCGTCGTGGCAAGGGTAACATGATGATCTGTTCAGCTGATGTTGCTTCTGCACTTCAGATGGCCGGTGTTCTTGATTACACTCCTGCCCTTAGCTCAAACAACCTAAATGTTGACGATACATCCACCACATTTGCTGGTACATTGAATGGTCGCATGAAGGTTTATGTTGATCCTTATTCAGCAAACGTAGCTGCAAGTCAGTACTATGTTTGTGGCTATAAAGGTACATCACCATATGACGCTGGTTTCTTCTACTGCCCATATGTTCCATTACAAATGGTTCGTGCGGTTGGTGAGAACAGCTTCCAGCCCAAAATTGGTTTCAAAACCCGTTATGGTATGGCTGCTAACCCATTTGCCCGTGCTGGTGCTGAAGCTGCTAATACAGCTGCTACAATTTCACTCGCAGCAAATACAAATGCTTACTATCGTCGGGTTAAAGTTACAAACCTCATGTAAGTTTGTTACAACAAGAAACTTGACTAAAAACTTAGAGGGTGCTTCGGCACCCTCTTTTTTTCTTTCCGTAGATAATTTTTTTTTCTTTATAAATAAGTATATCATGTCAGACATAAATAAAATCTTAAAAAATAAATTCGGTATTGATCGTGAAGCCCAGGATAAGCGGTTGAAGGAACAGTTGGCGATTGAAGAAGTTTTTCTTGAGGCGATTGAAGAGGATTTACTTGATACTAAGAAGAAAGAAGAAACTTTACTTAGGGCATTTGAAGAAACTTTACTTGATACTGAGAAGAAACCAGCACCAATCAAAAAACCAAAATCTCTAGTCACAGAAATCAAGAAATTAGAACCAATCAAAAAACCAAAATCTCTAGTCACAGAAATCAAGACACCAGAACCAATCAACCCTATTGTCGTTTCACAGACACCAGTTGATATAAGAGAGGCGGTGAAACTTGTTAAGGATAAAACTCTACCTACAAAACAAGAAACAATAGAAGCAACACAAAAACTTATTACTGATGTTGTAGACAACCTTGAGGACATGAAAGGTAAGACAGAGGTCAAAGAACAGATAGATGAGATAGATGCATTAAGAGGAGAGTTTAACACACTACAAAAACAAGTTAGACAGTCACAAATTACAGTTGGTGGATTATCTGGAAGTGGTGGTGGACTTGATCCAAATAAAATTGCACACAGTTTGTTGCCAGCTGCTGATGATACTTTTGATTTAGGTTCTGCATCAAAGCAATGGAGAAACTTATATCTTGGTGGCAGTACATTAATTGTTGATGGTGCTTCTCTTGCTGCTGGTGAATTAACTGTGTTAGATAGTATAACTGCTGGTACGGTGGCTGCAAGTAAAGCAGTGGTTGTAGACAGTAATAAAGATATCTCTGGTTTTAGAAATGTAACGATTACTGGTAACATTGTTATTCCTAATGCTGGTAATATTGGTTCTGCCTCTGATACCGATGCTATTGCAATAGCATCAGATGGTGTTGTTACCATGAATCAAATTCCTGTCTTCAGTGCTGGTATCAATGTTTCTGGTGGTACTATTGTTGGTACACTCGCAAATACTTCTGTTACAAATGCGATGTTAGCAGGTTCTATTGCTAATGCTAAACTTTCAAATAGTTCAATCACAGTTGCAGATGGTTCAAGCACAACTGCTATTTCTTTGGGTGGAACAATTACATTTTCTGGCACATCAAATGAAGTTGCAGTTGGAGAAAGCTCTGGAACAATAACTGTTGGTTTACCAGATGATGTTACCATTGCTGGTGACTTGACTGTTAATGGTGACACAACAACGGTAAATACAGCAACTCTTTCAGTAGAAGACCCACTTATTAAACTTGCAAATGGTAACAATTCATCAGATTCACTTGATGTAGGATTTTATGGCCTTTATGATACCTCTGGTTCTCAAGACTTATTTGCTGGTTTGTTTAGAGATGCAAATGATAGTGGTAAGTTTAAATTATTCAAAGACCTTCAAGCAGAGCCAACCACAACTGTTAACACAAGTGGAACAGGATATGCAGTTGCAACTTTAGTTGCGAACATTGAAGGTAATATAACTGGTGACGTAACTGGTAATACGAGTGGCACTGCGGCAACAGTAACAACAGCGGCACAAACAAATATTACTTCACTTGGTACATTAACCACACTTACTGTAGATAGCATTATTATAAATGGGACAAATATTGGCCATACAAGCGATACAGATGCTATCGCCATTGCTGCTGATGGTGTGGTTACATTTAGTCAAGTTCCAGTGCTTCCTGCTGATACGATTGAGACAGCTGATATCCAAGACAATGCTGTAACTCCTGCTAAGATAGCTGGTGCAGTAAATGCTCAAACTGGAACGTCTTACACATCTGTACTTGCTGACGCATTTAAGACAGTTACGATGAGCAATGGGTCTGCTAACAAACTTACAATTCCACCTAACAGTAGCGTTGCGTATGCTGTTGGAGATCGTATCGATGTTGTAATGCTGGGCAGCGGCACAACGTCTATTCAAGGCGGTTCCGGCGTTACGGTTAACGCAGTATCAACTGGCACTGTAGCTATAGCTGCACAATTTGCTGCGGTATCTTGTCTTAAAATAGCAACCGATACTTGGGTGGCAATGGGTAATCACGGCGGGGTAAGTTAAGATGCTTCATAGTGTTCCAGCGGGAGTTGTTTCTGCTGCATATTCTTCGGGTGGGGGAATTGGCGCTGCGACCTTCGATGGTGCTGATGAACTGAAAAGAGATGCGCCGGGAGTTTTCCCATCTGATGGAAAGGAATGGGCATTTTCATTTTGGTTTAACTTATCTGATGAGGACGATGCCGTGCAAGTATTTTTTTCCTGTAATGTTTCGGGTTCTAATAGATTTTTACTACAAAGAAGTCCGTCAGGAGGCGCACAGGATAATAATTTAGCTGTTGTTGGAAGAAACACAAGTGGAGGTCTCAATCTGTATATGGAATCATTGTTAAATTCAAACAGTCAATTCGATAGTACGTCTAGGAGAACAGGTTGGAATCATTTTTTGTGTTCGGGCAATATGGCTACATCAACAGGCCATATGTACGCTAATGGCATCAATATTTTCGACACTACGTCTGACTATTTTGTTAACTCGAATATAGATTTTACGGGTGATTTTCATTTTGGCAACGTAAATTCGGGCGCTCATTTTCATGGTGAAATAGCAGAATTTTGGCTAGACGATTCTTTTATTGATTTTAGTAGTTCAACAAATCGTGAAAAGTTTCGTTCTTCTGGTGGTGAAGCTGTTGATGTTGGGTCCGATGGGTCAACCCCAACTGGTTCGGCCCCGTTGGTGTACTTA